GGGTTTAAATATAATAATTATAAGTAATACAAAGATGTTAAATTTACAAAAAACGATTTGCATAAAATTTATGCAGCTATAATATCGAGATAAGTTATTTTAAAATAGGAGTTACGCAATAGTAATTTGAATTTACTCGAATCCTTTATTTTTCTTGTATTGTATCTAAAGGTAAATTCATTAGCATATAATTGTAGATGCTTTTTGCTTATATGGTGATAGATACCTATAATACCTCTTTTGAATATAGACCAAAATCCTTCAATTGTATTGGTATAAATTCTTCCATCAACATATTTACCTTTACCATGGTCTACACTATAATGATAAAACATCTTATCTACTGCATTATATCCTAACCATTCATCTGTATATAATACAGTATAATCTCTTTTTACAAATTCTAATATTTTGGGAGTCAATTCTTTTTGAGATGTATTTTCTACTACTCTAGTAATAGCATCGCCTTTTCTTTGCAACATTCCAAAAACAGGAGTTTTATCTTTAAAGCTTCTACCTTGAGCGTTTTTTACCTTTTTGTCCCAATGTCTATTTTTATTTTTGCCACCGACAAAAGTTTCATCGCATTCAACTTCACCACTAAGCCTACCTCTATTTCTACAAATAAAATAAGTTCTTATCTTTTGTAATATATACCAAGCTGTTTTCTGAGTTATCTTCAAATCTCTTGACAACTGTAATGAAGATATACCTTTTTTATGAGCTAATACTAACCATATTGCCATGAACCATTTTCTTAGTGGTAATTTAGTACCATGAAATATTGTTCCTACTTTAACATTGAATATTTTCTGAGTATTCTTGCACATATACCTATGATTAGGTAAATAATAGACTTTCGATTTTTTATCAAATGGAGATTTGACTTTGCCATTTCTCCAACGTAATTTTTCTAAGTAAACGATACAAGATTCTTCATCTGGAAAAGCTTCAAGTAATTCAATTAGAGAGTTAAATTTAGATACATCAATCATGTTTCCTCCTTTGCATTTTTATTATTAATATTTTATTTATAAATCAATAGATTTAAATATTATAATTAATTGATTATTAGATATTTAAATCTTAATAATACAAAGGTATGTAAGGGGAATGTGATTAATTGTCAAAGTTGTCAAAGGGGAGTTAATGGAGGTTACTTATCTTTACTAAAATGATTGATTACTTTTATAAATTTCGTATGTTTGCAAAATAAGAAGTTAGGAGGATTTTCACTTTCCAAAAATCACATTACACCACATCAATTAATAAATGTGCATTTTTATGAAAAGAAAATATATTGAGTACAAAATAGCTGAATATCCACAAATGACTGACAAAGGTTTAGCGTGGATAGTACTATACAGAATAGAGTACATTGATTAATTTGTTTTTGCCCTCAAAATCCCCTAACTTCTTTTTTAATTATATATCTATATAAAAACTTATTCTACAATAAAAATATTTTATATTTTAACAAGAGTTAAGCTGTAAGATTGTATATAGTTACCCATATTTTTATATAATTATTTGGCGACAGCTAAATTACAAATACTTATGAAGATCGCAAAATGAAAATCGTTTTTTTTGAAACTTTACTTTCATATAAATAGAAAAGCAACCGTTATTCGGTTGCCTTTTTAAACTCCCTGAGCTGATCAATCGCTGTATTGAATGTCGGATTTTCCCAGTTCTTTGATACCATTTGTATCATAGTGCTTAGGAAGGATCCACAATCAAGAATTTTAGTGCTTTTATTTAGTTGAATATTTCCTTTTGGATAGGCTTTATTCTCTAATATTTTCTGTGCCCAAGAGAGTATCTCTTGGACTGATTCTTGATTATAAGTTTCTGCCATCTTTATATATAAATAGGAAATAGGTTAATAGTGCCCATGTTCGGTAAGTGTGGAGTTTACATTATCTGTTACTTGATGTAAAAAAGAACCTGTGTTCACTATATCAACAATAACTGTTGGATCAGGATGGTATTGCTTTTTGTGATTACTGTCTGTACAGACAATAGATATTGAACCTGGATTTATTATTGTCGATCTAAAATTGTGTTTTGAACCATGATGTGGTATTTGTATTGTTTGGATAGTTGCGTAGAGATTTTGTAAACGTTTCATTAGTCTATTATAGAGTATGTCTTTATCGGTATTTACATCGCCGTAGTATATGCAATTTAATCCTGTTTTATACATTTCGTATCTTCCTGGTTGATAAGAAAAAAAAATGTAGGGAATGAAATTTAGGTGCATTCCAGAGAAGACCACTAAGGATGTATCATTAATATTTCCAGATAAATTTTTGTATACATTTTTGATTCTATCATAGTTGTTTTTAATATAAGATACTGAATCGAGCTTAGAATGATCTAAGCCTTCAGCCTTTAATGCGACTTGCAATTGTTTGACTTTAGCAGCATAATTATAATTAAATGGAATGAAGCACCAATCAGCAATCGGTACTCCAATGTATGTAGCTGTAATTGATCTACCGCTAGGCATTGTAAGTTCTTCATCTCTGGTTTCATTGTTGTTATCCTCGCTTTCTTCTTCTGGAAGTATCCGGATTATTTCTGCTTCATTCCTAAAATAGTTCTCAGTATTGGTGATAAGCTCTTCATAACCAGCTAAATCTCTATTTGAGTATGCGAATAGTACCCTGTCGCCTTTGGGAATATAAGGTATCACTACTCTTTTTATTCTGCAGTGTTTCATTAGCTTTGGGATTCCGCTAATGTGGTCTTCATGAAAATGGGATATGAAAAGAATATCAATTTGTTCTCCTTTATTGAATCTAGATTGAATCATCAAATCTAAATTAACTCCAGCAGTAACAGTACCACAATCGTATACGATATTGAAATATTTCATAGTATGTGGATCAACGTGTTTTTCGGTATAGAAAGCACCGAAGCCTACAGGGTGAAAAATCCGTGTTAACTCCATAATGAAAATGGGCGAATCCCTCACTATAGTGCGCCCACCGGTGTTATTAACCGGAACCAGATATCTGGTTACACTATGGCAAGGGATTCATGTTTTAATAACGATATTGGGCAGGTGCTAAAGTATAATCTTTTTCAGATTCGGCAAAAAGTAAGCGGAGTTTTTTGCTCCGCTTACAAATGAAAGTTAGAAGTTGGCTACTTCGTAATATTTAAAAAAGTAATATAGCGCTACCTTGTGCCATTTGGTCAGCTCTTTGTCACCGGACAGAAGTGAGGATACGGTACATTTGTCAATACCTGTATAGTTGCTCAGGTGCTTACTTTTTAATCCCAAGCGTTCCATTCGTCTTTTTATCCAATCAACGGTAATACCGTCGATGTCTTTACGGTCGAAGTTTACGGCAGATACAGTCAGCTTCCAGTTGTCCGGGATTTCTCCTTTAAACATTTCACGGATGCGTTCAGTCAGTTCTTTTTTACTAAGGAACTTGTCATTTACCAGATCTTTTTGTTCTGCTCGAACAATTAACCGGCCTTCATTATAGGAGACAACTTCAATGGAGATGTGCCCCATGCGCTGATACTGCCTTGCAAATTCATCTATTCGCTTTTTACTCTCGGCAGGGAGAGGTAGTAATTCAAGATTCTTCATAATTCATCAATTTACGTTTTGATAATCGGGTATTTAATAATACAATATACTTTGTAATGGAGGGGCTTTCGCCCCTCCGGATCACAATTTGATGAGTCTCATTTGCCCAATGTCGAAAATAGCGATCTGCCCATTTTCACGTCCGAATTGCTTGGCTTCTTCGAGATTAGTGAAAATCCTGATGGAGTCGAAATAAAACTGATTGTTTTCTTCGTTAAGCCATCCACCGACTTTCTTTTCGTGCATCAAAGCATGATTAAGAACTCTTTTCAATCCTTCTTCTCCGAAACAGTCTTGGGTTTCAAGATAGGCGACTGAAATACCTTTTGTGACCTTTTTTAAGGTTGTGAGGTCAACCGTGAATCCGTCAGGATTCGCATCTGCTATCTTTAGGATAGCCTCGAACAATTGTTCCATAATATAAAAGAACTTATGCGGACGTCACCCGCGTTTGTTTGACACTGCAAATATACAGAAAAGTTTGCTACTAACAAACTTTTTGTTGTTTATTTGTTTGCTACTAACAAACTTTTATCTGTTTCTTAGACTTTCTTCGGTTTCCTCTTTACGTCTGATCGATTCGTCCATTGCGTACAAGGCATCAAGAAAAAGACCTTTTCTGATTTCCGGCTTTTTGGTCATGTCTGATTGTGCAAGGGAGTCAAGTAGTCGGAGCTGCGAATCAAATACACGACCGTTACTTTTTCCTTCTCCGGAGAATATTCGTGGATAAGCTTCGGCCATGCAGGAGAGACTTCCTAGAATGTACCAGTACATAGTTATTTTTTTATCTTCAGGGAGATGTTGCAGAATGGCTGCATCTTTATCCAGACAATTGATATCGAACTCTTTTCCACGATGCCACAGACAAGCTAACAGGTGATTGATCTTTTTAGGATCTGATTGCATGGCGTCCAGGTATGTTTGCAGATACATGAATTGTGCAAAGGTGATATCGAATAATTGGTCTTCCGGGCCGGTGAATTTTCTTAAGCGGCAACGGAGGGTTGGATAAGGATTGGTTGTCAGTTCAGGGTTAATAAGGTATTGTTTCAATGAGGTATTGAGGCGGTTCTCTACTTTACGAATCAGAAAGTTGAACTGATCAGCAAGCAGGCTGATTTCTTCCGGAAGGAGAAAGTATTGACGGCTGCGAATCTGGAAACGGACAGTTTCACTTTCCTGCCCGATTTTTATACGGACATATTCCTTGAATATTTTTTTGTGCCGGCATACGTGCGCTTTTAGACAATAAAGCATCATGTAGACTTTAACTTGCTCTACCGGTACATTTGATTGGGTAAGTGCTACTAGATAAAGAAGCTGCTTGGGGGTTAGTTCGTCCCAGTTTCCCGGTATCTTGTAAATATCGTCATTGATTTGTATTGTATGCATGATATTATGATATTGAGGTAAATAGCTTTTTGTCTTTGGAATTGAAGTTCATAGCTTGAGATATTGTTTCAATTCCAAGTTCCGTCCCGTTTTCTGTCAGGTAGGAGCGTATCTTGCCGGCGTAGTATGTTGCCTGATCGGCGAAGAAGTTACCGTTTGCGGACGGATCTTGATAAATCGGTCGGATAGTGGGGGAGTATTCGATCTTTCTACCGGATATACGTTGCTCGGTTGTTTTCTGTGAGGTGTACAACTCGGCTGTTTTATTGGCAAGATAACGGATAATATATTCAATAAGTATCTTCTGTTTGGGTGTTTCCTTACTTTTAGAGAATGCTTCTTTCATTGCTTCATATACTTTGTCCGATATCATTTCCCGGACGTTATGTTCCTGAAGCTGGCGAATGGTAGGGAACATGATGCGATAAGATAATATGGAGTAGTCTATATTTACCATGCCGATATCTTGAAAATCCGTCGCATTACGGATAAAACAAAAGCGGGAAATAGTGTCAGCGACATAGTCAGAATAATCCGCCTTGTTTTCTTCCAGGTAGGATATCAACCGGTCGAGAGCTTGCATTCCCCGGAAGCATAGGTTTACTTTGGCTGCTGCAATTTTTGTGTCACTGGCAGGAGAACGTTGCCCTTGTACATTACTTACTGTGATGCCGCTGTCTCCAAACATGACACCTAATTCGTCAGTAGCAAGCATTAGGGTCAATGGGCCGAGTGCACGTAGTAATCTGTCGCATAATTCAGATTCTGGGCATTCTTTTGCTTTTTTGATGACGGACTTTCCGATGTATGGCTCTATGTAGATATCCAATGCGTCTTCGATATATGGTTCGATAGACTCATAAGGCAGCGAGGCGTTTATTTTGACTACCTTTTTAAAAGTTTCGATGTCGGGGATGAGTATATTCATTTTTGTTCAGTTTCCGGGGTTAAACCTGTGTTCTTAGTTGCTCCCGTACCTTTGTCAAGTGTGGTCAACTGGCAGTTAGTTACGGCAAAATAGATGTCTTTAGGCCACTGGTTTATAGCCTTGACAAAGTATAGAGGTTCCAGAGTTAGATCTTGATACATTTTCATTAGTGCCTGTTCAATAGTGAATAGCTCGCGGGCTTCGGTACCATTGATACTTTTTCCCTTTCCCGGAGCTGCGCCGATAATGCTGGGGTGTACCCCCATTCCGTAACACATCATGTTACTGACTTCTTCACTGTCTTCGATGTATTCTCCACCTTTGAAGAATGATTCGAGAGGGGTGATAATGATATCTTTATCTTCAAATCCTTTTATACGGTCATAGCGAAAGTGGGATATAAAACCTTTGCCGGCATTTTCTTCGCCGGCTAAGAAGTCGTTCATGTCTTGAAGGAATTTACCTCTGCGGATTGCCTTTTCATCATCTTTGACAATCTTTTCTGATGCGTATAGCTTCTCCCAAAAGGTTTCTTGGATATAGATAATGTATCTGAGTGCCATTTGATTCTTGATCAGTGATTTTTTGAAAACAGGGATTGCACTGGAGAAATCATACCAGCCGGACGCAAAAACGCTCCACCAATACGGATGGCTGTAATAAAAACGTCCTGGAGTGGAGATACGAAGATTGTGGATGAACCTACGATCTTTGCCTACTATTGTTTTTCCGTTGTTGTTAGGCGCAAGCCCGATTCTTATTTTTAAATCGAGCAATGGAGATTGCCTGTCGAGCAGGGGAGTGGCGACAAGATCTTCCGGTGTTCCTTTATGCCATTCGGCTGAGTAACCGTGCCACTCGCTTTTCCCGGTCTTCTCGTCAATCTCACTTATTCGGGAACAGGTAGACTCTTTTGCTTTGATTTGCACGATACGGGGAGATTTATCATCATTGTTAAATATATACTCCAGATAGCCGTCATAGAATATAACAAGGTCATTGGCTAACTCCATACGTATAAAATTGAAGTTGTTGTTTTCGAGGAATTCAAAGATTTCCGGCTGTTCCTCCGGGAGGACTTCTTCTTTTATTATTTTCTTTGTAGCCTTATCGCGATACTTGCGATATACGAGTATGCTGTCTCCGAATACGACTTTGTTCTTGAATTCAATGTTGCTTCCTACGGTAACATTAATCCCTATTTTTTTCATAATGTCGTAAGGCATATTATTATTTCGTCCACGTTGCATAAATTTAATTGGAGCCGCTTTTCCTTTGGGAGTAACTTCAATAGCGGATGTGTTTTTGTCAGTGGTGATATCGGTGTTATCACTGAATTTGATAACATTATTGCCACCTTTTAAGACGGCATAGGTATCATATCCTTCCAGAATAAGGTTAGCTGGTGCCTGTTGCAGTTTTTGCTGTTTCATTAGAAATATACTTTGAAATTATTGAATTTGGTGACAAGGCACCGGCGAATCTTTTTGGGGGTAACTTCTCCACAGGGTAATACATTGATTGTGCTTCCGCTGCTATGGAATGAAGTTAATACTGCTCGATCGTAAGTAACCAATTCGCCATTGCTTTTTTTGCAGAATTGGATAGAGAATTCAAGAGGCTTTCCGTCTTTTCTGCGTTCCATTATCTGCCAGATCTTACTTTGATGTATTCTTTTGTCTTTTAGCATGATTGATAAAGATTAAGATGATAAATACTATTGGAATCCCGATGATTAGTCCGTATTTGATGCCGTTGTCTATTCCGGTTGCGACGGAATTATCGGCGTCTCGGTGAGACTCTAATTTGCTGTCTTGCTGAAACGTGATATCAGTTTTCGTCTTTTGCTTCTCAGATATGTGTACAGTGTCATTTTCTTGTAGCAGGGTTTTGATATTCTTCTCGCTCCCCTCAATCTCGATATCCGATATCGGGGGTAGGCCGGTAGCCGGATTTGTAGCTTTCGATGTGTCGAAGTTGACTTTGATCTTCCAACCTTTATCGGCTTCTTCCTTATTGAAGTTGAATCGGGAGTAGATATCTCCGGTTCTATCGTACAGAGTTGAATCTGAGATAGAAAGATTACTTTGCTCTTGAGCGCTACGATCTTTTTGATAAGTAGTACGGCAACTACACAATAGCCAAGTGATAGTAAGGCTAGCAAGAAGAATGAGGGTGTGTACATGATGTTTCATTGTTTTCGGTTGTTACACAATAGGTTTATACATTTGAATCGTTTCAGGTCGGCTATTTCGTTTTCGTTATCCGCTATCTTTTTATCCTGATCTATTTGATTGTTTTCTAGCTTTTCTATACGGGTAGCCCACTTTGTTTCGCTTTCTATTCTCTCTTTCTTCATAGCTTCTTTGTCGGCTCTCAAGTCAGCGATTAGTTCCTGATATACATCTTGTACGGAGCTGAGAGCTTTGGCTTCCGCTTGTTTTTTTGTGTACTTGAGTGTAATCACCCCAGTGATGAATGACAGGAGACCACCACCGAGTATGAATGTGAGTAGATTCTGTGTAATGATATCGTTCATGACCTTCTTTTTATGCAAAGGTATCAGCTACCTGGTAGGTCATAAAGGACACGCCTACGGCAGAAAAACAAGTATCACGAGCGTGATGATTTTTGAGGGGACAGGTGCTGCATATAAGGGAAATTGAAAAACTTTAGGTCGAAATTTCTTTTCAGGGCGGTGCGTGGTCTTTTGACCGATAAAGGGGAAATTTTTCCCCTTGAGAACCCTTTATTGGTTGGACGACAGCTTCTTGCATTTTTTGTTATGGGAATTACATGAGATTAAAAAAAATGCCGGAAAACGGTTCGGAAAGCTTTATTTGTTTTTTGTCGCAAACTAAAACAATTTAATCATTCCGAACCGTTTTCCGGGAATACGCCCTTTTCTCATCCTTTTTGGTGGGGCAGAGTGGTATTTCTGTTTTGTTGTCTCTTTCTCCTTTTTCTGCCTGTCGCCACTTCATAGGTATGTCTCTTTCGAGGTATGTTTTCCGACTTTATTCCGCGAAGGTAAATGTTTCTTTTCCTATGCAAAGCTCAAGCCGTCTAGTTTATCTTAAAATCTCCACGCCTGCGGGTTGTATTTAAAGATAAAAGCTTGGCGTCGTTGCAAGAAACACCTTCTAGGGCGGCATAAAGGCGAAACATACCCCGAGCGAAAGCGACGGAATAAAAAAAAGCTCCAGGTAGGGAGAAAGAGGATAAAGGCTTACACCCTCCGGACTTCAAGTTCAAGAATAAATTAACAATAAACACAGTATAATTATGAAAACAAGAAACGTACCGGAAAGTTGGAAAAGACAGTGGTCAAAGTTTATGTATTGCTTTTTTGATTATTTGCCCGTCAAGTATGAAGCGAATGAAAGAGAATGGAAAGTACGGAAAATGATTTGGGATTTTAAAGATGGGAAACGTAGTTTAGCGGTGGCAGAATTGATTGCAAAGAAGATACGGGAACAGTTCGGGGCGGAATGTGAGAATATAACGTTTACCTGTATTCCTGCCAGTTCTTCAGATAAGAATGAATCACGTTACAAGAACTTTGCGGAAGAAGTGGCAAGGCTGACAGGCTGTAAGAATGCTTACCAAGCGATAACAGTAGAAGGAAAACGGTTGGCTATTCATGAATACAAAGGAGCCAAGGCGGTACAGGAAGTAGAAGTTATCAATTTTGATGAATCTTTTTTTAAGGACAAGAAGGTACTTGTATTCGATGATATCTTGACACAAGGAACGAGCTATGCACGTTTTTCATGCACACTTGAAAATATGGGCGCAGAGGTTTTGGGAGGATATTTTTTAGGTAGAACTTTAATGATATAAGAATATGAATAATTTATTTGATATAGTAGGAGAGAGCAGACATCTAAGTGATAATGAGCTAATATATAATATAACGAATAGCGAGCAAGCTGTTTCCCAGTTCGTGGAAGCATTAAGTCACAATGAAGATTTGTCCGTAGAAATGTTGTTTGAGGGATTAACGCCAGGAAGAAAAAGAGTGGCGTTGGCAGCAGTGGAACTGTATAAGAGAATGCAGGAACGTAAATTTGAAAAACAGGTAGTGAAATCCAGTGAAGACGTTTATAAGATAATGTGCCCTCTGATTGGTGAACTGGAGATAGAAGAATTTTGGGTACTGTTACTGAATCAAGGGTCTAAAGTTATCAAGAAGATAAGGTTGTCAAGTGGCGGCATTGATGGAACATATGTAGATGTAAGATTATTATTGAAACAGGCTGTATTGAATAATGCGACGAGAATAATAGTTGTGCATAATCACCCGAGCGGAAATAAACAGCCGAGTATGATAGATAATAGGTTGACGGATAAAATAAAAAAAGCATCTGAAGTAATGGAGATACATTTGGATGACCATTTGGTTATCTGTAATCATAGCTATTATAGCTATTCTGATGAAGGTCGTTTATAAAGGGAAGGGTGCAGGGGCACCCATTCCGTTTTGCTCGCACGCTCGCAAAACGGAATGGGACCCAAAATAGGTATTATTTATTTGATTTTCGTTCCTTGAATCACGAAGAGGCGTGAATGCTATTGGTATATTATTTATTTATTATTCAGAAAGAAGATTCCTCCGGCACGTGTACCCGGCAGAGTGAAATAGAAATTCATTCCTAGCCATAGTGTGTCAAATGCATCTGTGATGTGCGTTTTATATTCGTCCGGATTATCAGGTGTGTCGGGTGTTCCTTCAGGTGTTTTATCCTTTTCAAATCCGTTCTTTCCCTGTTTGACCCCAGTTTGTTCCATTGCTATTTTCAGGAATTCGTTTTGATGAAGGTTTATTTGTATCCAAAGAAATTGCGGATCTCCTTTTAAGGTTAAGTCAATGTTTAAGTGCTTCCATTCGTGTTTCGGAGCTTGTCCGACATATACCATTGTGACATGATATCCGTTTTCTTTGAATACACGTTCGATGATGTCTGCATAGGTTTCAGTAGAAGATCCGGATTCCCATGTAAAAGTATGGTCATAGTAGATGACTACATCTCGATTAAGCTTCGGACGGTAATAGTCGGCTATCATTTTGACTAGGTCTTGCAATTTTCCGGGAGTTTTGACGTAAAATGACTTGAGTACGCGCATCGTGTGATCATCCAGCTGTCCGACGACTGCGGTGGATATGGATGCATTGGAGTCAAAGGCCAGATGAAGCTCCTTTGAAAAGTTGAGGTCGCCGTCGCCCAGACAACCACATGTCGTTAGTTTGCTCCAGTTACTGCCTAAATCCCGGAGACGTCCGTTATCGCCAGGCGTGTAGAAGTGAATATCATCATCCAAGGCCGAATAAAAGCAATTTTCGATCCGGAATAAACGCTCGTTCATAAAAGCAGTACGCCAGATCAAAGGAGGCGAGTTCCGGTACATCTGCCAAATGAAGTCTTCACCGAGTACTTCCAGATTGTCGAACACATCATATTCACCGTAGAAGACGGTATATTCCTTTGTTTTTCCCGGGAGAGGTTTAATAGGAGGTTGATATCTCCGTGCAAGGTCTAAATCGCGTTGATATTCTTTGATCATGCGCATTACATGGTCAGTGAGTGGCTTTCGTTTGTATTCTTGTAGCTTGAGATACAATGTTCTGATTAGATTGATATGTGCAGGCGACATCTCGTCTATCTTATCGAGAATCCATTTTCCCATAGAAGCAGTCGGCATATCTGTTGAGTAACTTACGCTGTGGTGATGAGGACAGTTGCCGAAATATTGCCGATTACCACGATTGGCGGGATCTACTTCACTTTTAATTTTCTCATAATTGAGAAACTTAGCTTCGGGACCTATCACCCAGTCGAGTGACATAGAGTTTGCGGACATTCCTTGATTGAAGGAGAGAATTACCATGACGGTACCATTCCAAAAATGAAATGCATTGCTCCAGCCATCGCCTAATACCGGGCGTACCGGTTTGGCGAATCCCATGCTTTCTGGAGCTTTGTGGCCAACGACATAATGTATTCCTTGTATATATCCCCACTCAGCAAGTGCTTTGCAGATTGCCGGTAATGTGTTTCCCCATGCCTTGGCGTAACTCGGAGAGATTAGGCCGCCTAAAGAACCCGGCATTTCCCATACGTTGCGGAGAATGATGCGTGCGTCAATCCCTTCGGATTTTCCGGTACCACGTGAGGCAACTATATATTCATCATGTGCATTGATAGACATGGCATGGCGTTGCATCTTATTGAAGAACTTGTCTACAACCTCATCTCGTTTTCTGCGGAGTTCATATGCGGAGAGGGCAGGAGAGTTCTGCGGATTCATTCTTTCTCCTCCTCTGTAATAGGTTTGATGTCTACTGCTCTTTTACTTAGCATTCCTTTAAACAGGGTGCGCAGCTCTTCCCGTTTTTCTTCAAGGTTTTCAATCTCTTCAAGTCCTTCCAGGAGGGTGACGTCGTCCGAAGGTTCGAATGACGGAGGAATCATTTGTGAATAATCGAATTTATTATCATCTTTATCTGCACGTGTATATTTGCCTATTTTATCCAATGCGGCAGCAGCTCCTTTTGCATCTTCTTTGCCCATTGCCATATTAAAAGCCCTCTTACCACCTTCTACAATCATATACCGGTACCAGGATGTTGCAGCTAGTTGGATATTTCCGACTAACCGGTTGATCATACCGATATCCCGGTAGGCTTGTGATTTGGAAATCGGTTCTGCATTTCCTCCACAACCGTGTATTAGGAAGTTTACCAACTCAGTGTCCGGAATAAGTGGTTCTTCCATTTTTTTACTGACACATAACATCATACGTTTTTTGATTTCCATTTCCCTGGGGGAAAGGATGGTTGTCGATTCGTCCTTATCTTTGTATAAAGCTCGTTCGATTCTCTCGTATGTAGGATCTTTCTTTGGCATTATTCATTGATGCTTTGTTCTTTCATGTATTTATCAGCAAGAGGTTCGGCGGCAGGACTGCCAGCAACGGCCAGTTTGATAACTGTTTTCCGGAGATTGAGCTTGGTCTGAAGTCTCCCCTGATGATAGGAGGTATATATAGGTGAACTGCAATGATTTTTACATATATCACAGAAGTAGTCACGTTGATCAGTCGGGATATCTAGCAGTATTGCGATTTCTGCCGGAGGTAAAAGTGCTGCAGACATATCTTTTATTTGCTTTAATATTTCTTCGGACAGAGTCATTATTCTAAACTTTCATAGTGGATAGCGTCTTCATACGCTTGATTAAACATATTTGAGAAATACTCGAAATGCTTTCCGGAAGTGAAATAAAAGCCGTTTTCCCATCGGTGGTTTTGATTAAGGTTAGCAGATCCTGCAATTCCAAATTTATATTGTTCGTTTTCGACTAGCAATAGTTTGGCATGGCAGGAATCAATCCGGATTCTCGGACTAATATTTGAAGCAAACAGTAATAGATCAAGCTTATGACGTTTTACGGTCGTATCCAGCAAAAGAGTAAGGCTTTCGATTTTCTTTTCGTCTGAAAGGAAGAAAAGTGGACGCAGACTGTCTTCCGAGATACTGAATGTTGCTATTTTTACGTGTGCCGGGCCTATATCCGATAAAAGAGAGGGCAACACTTCATGTATTGCCCATTCTCCTTTGTGCATGAATGGCTCGATAGAACCGGGGCACAATGCAAGTGGAAAGTTATCCTGCACTCTTTTCACCTTGTGTTGCTGTTATCTCTGCTTCCAGTATGGCAAGTTCCGTCTCATACTTCTCAATGCGGTCCAATGCATTCTGCATGACAGTCTGTTTGTTGTCCTGCCTGGCTCGTTCTGAAGCGGCTTTGCTGTTGGCTATATTATTTTTCAAACGCTTGATTTGGCGGGCAATTTCAAAACCGCGTACAATACTGTTTTCACTTAGTATTGGCCGCTTTTCTTCAAGTTGCAGTTCACCTTTCCCTTCCGCCCAGGTATCGATCTGTTTCCAGAGTTTGCGACGTTCATCATCGAGCTTGCACAGTTCTTCGGCTATCGGTTGTCGTTCTTCTGGTGGTATGTCTTGGTTGGCCACATCATTATGCAAACTTGCATATAAAGGTGCTATTTCTTTGATACGTGCGTAAGCTTTCCGGATAGAAGGACTGAGTGATTCTTCCGTGATAATCTTGACACCCGGAGTGTTCAGTGTTTCGCATTCGTTTCGTAAGGCGGATAGTTCAGACATTTTTTCGTCAAATTGCTCCTGAAGGGATGCCAGTTCTTCGGTATGGCTTTCGCTGTCATTTTCCAGATCATCAATACGGGACTGCAATTCATTGACTAATATTTCAAGCGAAGTGATATTTGCTTGTTTTTCTTCGATTACTTTTTTCCGTTCACTCTCGTTTATGGTCCTAACCACGGCAATTTCCTCAAGAGCGGCAGGATATAGTGAAGGAGAATATTTGATTTCCTTGTCAATTTTCGACAGGCAATTGACAAGCTGGGTGAAATGCGGGTCAAAAATATGTGGACTTTCCGGAGCTGTATCTAGGTAAGCTGCGTATTTCTTTTTCATAGACTCTTTAGCAAGAATCCCGAAAAGAACCAGACCGTCAGCATATTTGCGCTGGCGGTCTCCTAACCATTGGCTGAGTTGTTCTTGTCTGATCATATTATTCGATTGGAGGCGTTGGGGCCGGTTTTAATCCGCCTATGACTTCCATATCGATGGGAGTTTCCAGGAAGATCGCAGAGTAATTGGAATCGGCGGTAGCCGTATAGGTGGTACCGCGACGGTCGCTTCTTGCTTTTCCTCCATTGAATGAAGGAGCGGTAGAAGCATATAATCCCGGTTGCCCCATGATCATTTGTCTGCCGTCAGAGTCTTCAAAAACGTAATAGCCTGCTGTGTTTTTTACCAATGCATTGAATGCATGCATTTCAGGAGTATTGCCGGGGAAGAAGAAGCTCAGTGTTTGTTTATAGCTGATCCCGTCAGCTTCACCTTGCTGCTCCGCTTTATAGTCGACTGTTGCATCTGTACTATATAGATAAATAGGTTGCTTATACGTCCCTTCTGCAGGAAAAGCAAATGTACCGGCTGCCGTCACTAGTGCTTCATTGTCTGCTGCTTTGCCGGGATCCGGAACGGTGGGTACTGTATTGGGTGCATCAAATGGGACGAACAGTAACCGTCCTTTATATCCACCCATATTATTTTGACCGACATTCCATTTCAGCGGTGCGAAGGCCGGACCAGCTGCCAACATGGTCAATGTATTTCCATCAAGATGACATGTCTGAGGGTGTAGTTCCGGGATTGCAATAACCAAAGCCACAAAGAACATACAGAGTATTAGGTAAGTATATTTTTTCATTAGTGTAATTGTTTAGAGTGAATAGGATAGAGCGACCAAAATGGCCGCTCATTTTTTTATCTCAGTTTAGGTATAAGCACCGGTTGCGGTTGTAACTGCGCCTTCCACGACAGTCACTTCCTGATCGGCAGGTTTAGTCTTACCGTCTACAGCAGTAAATTCAATAGTGTACTTGCCGGGTGTGAGACCGATGATGCATTGACCATTACCACGTTCGGCAACTTTACCTTTGATGGTCCAAGCAGCATTCTCCGTTCCTGTGATGTCGACTTGTACACCTCCGGTCTTGCAATAATCCCCTGCAAGGTCTAGAGATTCGTTCTTTTGCTCGTTACAGCGGTATACTTTTTCGTGCCAGTCGCGGATACGGGTATCATAACCCGTTTGTAACCAGAATTGCCATTCATTCGGATCTTCGTAGATGTCACGAATTTGACAGAATTTGGTTGCGGCCTGAGTGTTGAAAGCGACATCCATGTTGCCTTTTTTCTGAAGAACCAAACGCGATCCTTGGCCTAGTGCTTCATGGGAGAGAATTTCGAGAGCAGGGCACATTGCGTCTTCACGCAAAAGTTCAATCATACGCTGCATTGAAGGATACTCCTGCATACGCAGTTTGTTGCGGAGAGCAGAGCGTGCAGCTATTAATACCGTTTCAGCACAAAGCAGCTGTGGAATTCCTGACTTGGAGGAACGCAGGTAAGTGTTGGCACCACCAATCCATTCAACCAAATTTTCATAAGCGGCGGAGTCTGTATCCTTTGTAGGCAAAGTAAAAAGACCTGATGGGGCAAAGTTGCCGCGAGCAGCATTGACATCACCTGTTGTAATCAGCATGTCGGCTTTGGTAAACAGACCGTCAAATGCGCCTGAAGGTGAGGTTGAGTCTTCGTCACGTTCTGCATGAAACAATGTATATACCACGTCTTCGATATGCGATTTTACCAACGTGAAGGCTACACGGGTTTCAAGAGGATGTTTCTTGTTGATGTTGCTGACCGGCTGACCTCCTACGATCAACAATTCACCGTCGTCGTATTTTTGGGAGTTCTCTTTAGTGATACATACAACATCTTTCGGTTCGATGACGGAAGGTTCATAACCGAGCAGCTTATCAACCAGACGGAAGTCTTTTCCAATCTTGTAAGACTGGGTTCCGCCGGCACGACGGCGCTCATTGATTAGGGCATGTTTGCCTTGCAGATCCATCACGTTCAATCCCAGTTTGGCGGCAACTTCCTGTAAGGTGGCAAATGGGAGCGCGCGAAGAGCCTTATCGTAGGTGATTAAGGCTTCGTTCAATTTCGATACGTCAATTAATTTTGGAGACATATTCTTTAATAGTTAAAGTTGGTTAGTAAATTAAAGGAGGCCGTCAGTTTTCAGGCGTTCTGTGATTTCCAGATAATTGCCGGCATTTTTGTCGCAGTAAGCAGCCAGATCTTCCTTCTCTCCGCTTGCGGCAGGTTCACTCTTGGGAGCTGGGGATCGTTCACCCGGCGCCGGTGTTTTCTTCAAATTAGCTACTTGTTCTTTGAGCTGGGTGATATCTGAATCCTTGGCACTTACCTCGGTTCTCAGATTAGCGATCTCTTGGTCCTTTTCGCTTACCGTCGTTTTGAGTGCGGCTATCTCAGTAGTCGCTTCAGATAATTTTTGATCGATCTCCTGTTTAGCTTGTACGAGAGAACTGTTCTCCGATTTCAGACGGGCGAATTCATTATGCAGGGAGTCGAGATTCTCTGCTGATAGTTCGGTCGTTACTGCCTTATCTTGGCTGATATTCAGAAAAGATAAAAAAGCTGACCATGATTCTTTTAAAGTCATTTTGTCTTTGAATGAAGTTGATAATACTGGCACGGAATTCGTGTCCATACCCGCTGCCAGGAGAACGGATGTGGAACGATCATAGAGGCGAACGGCATTGGAATTTGCCGGAATATCCACAATAGATGCTTCCATTAACTCGCATTCCGTGACAGTTTCACGGGTTTGACCGGGTACTAGAAGATCTTTGTTTGCTGAGGTAGCAATAATGCGGATTCCGACGCTTGCAGCGTTGTAAGTCCCTGCTTCGTATTTTGCGGCAATTGCTTTTGATAGATCATCAACTTTGTCGAAAATAGGAATGGCAGAAAGTTCGTCGCCGTTAAGTTGTATATCCTCCCAATGACCGATAGCTTTTGAATCTCCCCAAATGGGAGAACCCTCATCACGGAAATGCATATATAGCATGACCGGGTTTTTCTTGAATGCTTCGATTAGCATTCCGGAAGTAAGTACCCGGAATCCGTAACGATTGAGTGAGGAATCGGAAAGAATGATACGTTTTTGGCTCATTATACTGATTTTGGTGCAATGATACATTTATTGAAAATGGTACGGAAGGACGAATTATAAGTTGTAGTACTGAAGTATCGGATAAATAGAGGTTCCTGATAACTGTAATTCATAGCCGCTATAATCAGTCACTTTTTTCCCGATGATTTTATTCAGACTTCCCAATAGTGGATATTGTGCTGTACCATAAATATATTCATATCCGTTGGTATCTTTACAACGGAGAATACATCCTTCGACAATCTTATAGCGTAAATTATCAGCTTCTTTTAGGCTGATAGCTGCTTTGAGAAGCCGGATGTTTGTTGAATATTTATATATCGTACCTCCGGAGGTTTCATTAGGGGTGACAGTCGGAGCTTCAATAACACCTAGAGTGTGGAGGGGATGCCAGGTGTGTCCCTCTGTAATTTTGATACACGCAGTGTTCTGATGAACAGCAAACAATGCAATTTCATTTTTAAATAGGATATCGGCACTTAATATGCCTCCCATATTATTATAATTATTCATAAAGTGTTGATTTTCAATTAGTACGCATTTTTGAGTCGTTTTTCGAACATTTTTCGATCAAAAAAAGGACAATTAACTACACTTGCCCGGCTATTTTTTTGAGCGATTATAACCTCTTTTTTTCTCTTTCCGGCGAATTTCGGCTCTCCACCGGTAATAGTTCTTTTTGAATGCATCCTCTGTGATTGAATCAATTCCATACATAGTCATGAAATTATGTATCGCATTGATATAAGTGATACCATAGGTATGCTTTTGTTCGTCCAGGAAGTCATGGGCTTCTGCCCATAACATTCGATCGATCTTTCGTACGAGGATAATCTGTGAACGTATTCCCAGATAATTGTATGTTTTGGGATTTTTGCCTAAACTGCGTTCCGGCAGGATAATTTCTAGATTTCCATGATCAATGACGTTGCATGGACGTCGTTCAAGTAGGTCGTAGATAAAGTGGTAGATATCCGTATTATCCGGAAAACGAATCGGAGAGTCCTGCATATTACAGAACTTTCCGATAAGATACTCCTTAAGATGTGGTGGTACTTCAATCTTAGTAGTAATCATAAAAACGTTTGGTTTAGGTATGGAGCTAATGTACAAAAAAGAAATGAAGAAACCTTGTATATCAATGAAAAAAGAGTGTATTCAGTGTATCACCCTTTCCAAAACCGTACTATTTTTTTGTGCGATTGTGCAAAATAACTATGAACTTTTACTTAAGTGCTGAATATCAATTTGTTAACCCCGTACAAAATGATGTACTTTTTGGCACAAAATCATTGTTTTGCGTACAAAATGCATTTTTGTGCCTTTTTGTACGAATCGTACGTTTTTGTACGAAAATCGTGCAATGTGTAAATATCTGATTTTTAATGTAATAAATGAAGAAAAATAGGTGTCTGCACGAAAGCACAAAATTTTATCGTGTTTTTGGGTAGGGTATTTTTAAAGAAGAAAGAAAAATAAAAAATATATATATGTGTTCCTGATTTTGTCCGGCACTTCCTCCTGCACATTTGTTCAAAACGTTTGTGATAAGATGAAGGGGAGGCGAGGGGGAATGAAAAAGAAAGCCCGGTGCGCAGAAGCACACCGGGAAATAATACTAATGCTATATATAACAGAAATGAACCGACTTGCGTTAGCGTAAATCATCAGGATAAAACACTTGAGAAATGAGTTCGTATTCGCGAGGCAAGGACTTGACGCCGACTACAACACAAATACCCCTTGCGGCAAGCTCATACAGCCTTTGGGTAGTGATGATAGAACTGCGGAAACTATAGTTGCTGCATAGCACAAAATAAGCAGTAGCCAGGTCTACGGAATAAATATCTTTGCGTATTATCTTTTTGGCATCGGATGGGACTTTTGCAAAGCCAAGACGAACGGCCAGGCGTGATATAAGTAACTCTCGATCATCGGCAGACGGAGCAACAATCACCATTATTTTATTCTCTTTTTTTATCGGCATAATGTTGTGTATATCAATGAAAATTTGTATTTTTACAAAGTAATAATTTGGAATAATCTACTCATCTGCGATTCGAGTAGAAGTGGTGCCAATTAACAGCCGGTACTACTTTAGGTACGTGCCGAATAGCACTGTAATCATCAGAAAACTCTAAAAAATCATCTAGTACGTCCTTTCTTGTCGTTTCTTCTATAATATACATAGCAGCTATTTTAATGAATAGATCACGTGATGCGGGCTTGCAGTGTTCGTCAATGCGAATACTGCTCCCTTCAGGTATTGCAGCTAGGATATTATTGACGGCATGGTAGAAGCGCATAAAACGTTCCGGATTCTGGTGATAAACAGGAAGAACTTCTTCTAATATCTCTTGATACGTAAATGGCATTGTTATCGTTTATATTGGGAATCTGACCAGCTTTCATGTAGTAGCCTTTCATGCAGAGAGTTTTTTCCCGTTTGTTTATAGGTATTTTTTCAGTTCTTCTCGATCTATAAAAAAAGCACATGCCATATACTTACCTGGTAATCCAATTGTCTGTGCTTTTGCATCATCCCCACAATCTTTTTCAGTCCCAAAGCCAACAATTGAGCCGCGCGGATCATCCTTAACATCGACTATGGTAGTGGACATTCTCAAACCTTTATTGTCATCTGCTGCCATTTTCTTAATAGCGTCCAGAATTTTATTACCATCATTATTCATATCTTATTTATTCTAGTTAAGATTTTAACTTTTCGTATCTAAGTCCGAAGCACAATTTTATCATTATGCGTTGTAGCCAATTCATAGACTTAAAAACGGGAATAACTGATTTTGTGTATTCATGTACCAATTGAGCTACTGCTTTAGGTTGATCAATGAGAAAATGCGTATTATTATCGTTCATAATATTCCTTTCTGATTTGTTATACTCTATTTATTTCATCATTGATTCTAAGCATACTATCACTGATAAAGTCGTATATTTTATACATAAGCTCCGGTTCCTGTTCCTTCGGGGAATAGACCATTACTCTTTTGCCTGCACCTTTCATCCATCCGGCTTCTGTATTGGCTGACCGACCACAAGGAAGAACCATTACGCACACATCAGCCCATTGCATACCATTGAAATCAGAATTAAATCCTTTTTGTGCAATCGGATGATTGAGAGCTTCTCTGTATTGTTCTGTTGTCCATTGCTGCCAATTAGGATCTATATCAGACCATTGAAAACCACCATTGCCATGAGGGGGATTCCTAAAGTCATATACTTCGTGACCTTTATTTCTAAGAAACGATACAACATCCTGTTGATATGAGTTTCTCCAACTACTTGCTATATAAATTTTTGCCATAAAATTAAGATTCTATTATTAATTATGCTTATCTTTGTGCCACTGTCCGTGAGAGGCAACAATCAATGTTGCGCGACAGATGCAGTTCACGCTGCTTCGCCATGCACGAAAGTCATGGTGCTTTCCTTAGTAGCTCAATGGTAGAGCAGCCTGCAAAGGAAGATGGGGGTTCGAATCCTCCCTTTGATAATTCTAAAAATAGCATATAGGAGCAGACTACATTAAAGTCTGCTTCTCTTTTTTGATTCATATCTATTCTTGAGTTGAGTTATTCTTCATCAATAAAAATTTGCCTCTTATTATCGGGCCATCCTTTTCGGATCATAGTTGATATTTTCTTTTTCTGAAGATTATTGAGAGCTTTTTCTTTAGCTTCCTTCTTATCTTTAGCGGATACTATAAATTCAAAAGTGTCTAATTCAATCGTTACACGATATTTTTTCATTTCTTTATTCGTATTGAAGGTTGTTTACTAACACACTCTGGTGATTTACTACCAAGTGGATTCATGTTCTCGTCATAGTAAGTTGCAGTGTACATGGTTTCTTTAATCTTATGCTTACCACACTTACTACATATATAGGTAAATGGAGCATCAAAAGGCTCTACCCATTTATGACGGTGCTTGTTTGTTGATTTATTCCTTTCTTTCTTGTTCTGGATATCACTTTTGGCAATCCAACCAATTCAAAGCACTCTGTAAGCTATTAGTATAATTGGCGTTATAAATATAAGAGACTTCTTCGCCCTGCCTATATTCACGATCATTGTCTGTTTCGCCTAGAATAAACTCCATATTGGTAGTTCCTAACCTAAACACACCTATACAGTAGGTTACACCTTCACGTTTCTTACTCTTTTTGAGTCCTAATAGAAAAATTCCTTGTTTTTCTGACATAATATTATCCCTTTTTAAGTTTAAAAATCAATTTGCTTTTGTTCATATTCAGAGTTTATATCATCTGAATCATTATTACCGGTATAAGTACCTGTACCAACTGTAAAGTATTCGACTCCACCGGCTTTGTCGTCAATAACAGGGCGTCCGTCTTGGTCGACTTGAAAAGGATATCCCGTTTTGCTATCATATTTTTGCGGATTGAAAATATAGCCTTTCCATTCACAGTACATGATAAACTTCTTTTTGAATGCAGTGGGAGAGATGAATTTCCGTTGTGCGGGATCATACGTGCAAAAAGCATCATACAAATCTTTTCTAGGAAGACGTACATTAAGATGTTCAGCGCAAGAGAAGTACTCATCTGCCCAGGAAATGAGAGTTTCACCCATTTCTTGTCGTAACTTACGCTGTTCTAGTCGTTCGCCTGGCGCCTGTATTACCCCAAAATTGAGATATAGCTGAATGCAGTTAGCTAATAAGTTCCAAGTAAGATTCCATTGATCGAAATCCCACTCAGAAAAGAAAAGAGAGCCGAAATCGTCAACCGGTTTATGATTGTCATTGTAGAAATCGGAAAATGCCAACAACCATTGCCTGTCTTTAAATGAAGAACCGCTACCTTTTAATGCATGATTGGTCGCAATATATATTTTGGGAGAGGCTGAGAAGGGTATAGTAAACCGCCCTTCTCCTTTGTGATTAACACTCCAGTCTCCTGTGATATTAGGAAACAGAAACTCGAAATTGAAATTAAGCAACACATCATCTATAAAAACGATTTTCGTGTTTTCTTGAATATCATTCCAAACAAATTGATCATTGAATATATCTGGTCGTTTTCCTGGAATGTAGACAGTGGGAGTGACATGTCTCATGAGTTCTCCAAGTAAAGATTTACCGGAACGACCATTACTTTCTCCGACTTCGGATTGTTTTCCATCCATGCCAACTACCGCCCTGGCTACATTGTTATCCTTAGCTTCCATTGCTAAAAAACCGATAGCACAGAGCTTACTCAACAGATGCATCTTGTTTTCGGCATTTTCATCCGATTCTACTTCTTGCGCTGGTTTTCGCCATGTGAAATTTGATGCGTTTTGGAGAAATTGAAGAAAATGACATTTTTCCCCTTCCTCAGAAATCTCATAGAAATACTTTCCTTCAGCATCCCGTTTGAATGTAATGAGCGGTTTACCGAGATATTTAGCTTTGATTTGCTTACGTTGTTCTTCCCAGATGTGGTGGGTAATGCTTTCATATCCCATTTCTAACACCTTATCTTTTGTAATGTACCAACAGGCGCTGTCGAAGTAGAAGTATTGGCTTTCCCGGTTAGGTTTTATAAAGTTTGGTTCAATGAAATTCAATAATGATAATTTGTCCGGACCAACATATTGGGATACCCCTTTAATAAGCATTTCATTCACTTCTTTCTTGCAGTAATGTTTTGCGAACTGAAACAAATAGTCACGCGCATCAGAAGCTTCAATCATACGAACGACAGGAGGGTCCAACTGAATAAAACGGAATGACTTGTCTAACATTCTTAGGCGGCCAAATCCTCTGTTTTGCAGGAAATTATGTGAATTGACATAGCAAAACTGGTATTCAATGCGCGTATCTCCTCCTCGAATGTTCTTTTCTACTTCTTCCCAGAATTTTTCATCATCATCGAAAGGTTGTGCTAAGACAACTTTACCACTATCATCGAATTTCCAGCGATATCTTCCGAATACAAATTCCGGAAGATTTTTTAGTACATCTCTATGTCTCTCTGCAAAAGATTCATACGAATGCAAGCACCATAATTCTTGAAGCTTGTGGTCGGTCCAAGTCGTGATCTTAAACATTTCCACGTATTTGCCCAGACCTTTCTTCTCGTTACAGGCTGCTTCTATATCTTTTGCCAATTCTTCCTCATGCCCTTTCAAACTATTGGCTAAAAGGTCATCCAATCCTTTATCTCCTGCTTTATTCTTTTGTATATGGCCAATAAATATTTCAACATAAATATTACGATTTTTCAAGGTACGCATATATTCCTTGAAATTACGGGCTGCAAAGAAAAAACAACTAGGTCGTTTCTCGACTCTGTCATTGAGTCGAATGTTTGTGCTGATATCATCCCAATCAGAGTCGAAGATAAAAGCAACCTCCTTTACTCCACAAGTTGTAATGATCCGAACGATATCTTCAGGGAGCGCACCATTTAGACCGAGATTCTGTATACCGCTAACAGCGATAGACGGAATCCCGTGCTTACAAGCTTTTTCAGCCTTTTTTTCACCTTCCTGAATGTAGAGCCGGTCAAATTGTTGCTTCTCTTTATAAAGCCTCCGCATTCGTTCCGGGATGTAAATAGGGGTGCCGCTTCCAATCGGAGATTTGTATTTGAACGGCTTGCCGTCTTTATCAAGATGTGCGTCAGGAAATTGCCAACGGATTCGATAGTATTCTTTTCGTTCACCAGTCTCTTTTTTACGATGATCTTTCCTGGCATAAGTGACAGGCATTCCTTCAAGATCATAATACTCGATAATAACATCATCACCTCTAGGATCTATGGTTCCATTTTCTGCGAGTGTTCCTGGACGAAAAGTGCGTAATTTGAATATAGATTCGTTTTTTCCTGTTTTATAGACATTTGCTGTGACGTCTTCAAATGTCAAACCCGACTCTGCAAGCATTTTTGCACAGAAACTATTAACATCATTTCCTTTGGCTTTTTTGCTGCCTTGCTTCATCTTTACCGGCTTCTTTTTTTGTTCGGGAACTGCATCCAGTAAAACACTGAATTTGCCGGCCAGATATTCAAGCGCTTCCGGAAACTGTTTTCCTTCTACTCGCATTAAATAATCTAACGCACCGACACCGGCAATTTGATGGCAAGAGAAACAGTTGTAAATATCCTTAGCGGGATTTACACTAAATTTTTTAGATGCCTTGCAATGCGGACAGTCGCAAACGTAACTTGTCCCGGATTTGCGTAGGTTCTGGAAGTCTTGTACCACATTCAATAGATGCCCGGTTGATGCGTCCTTGATGCGTCTTATATCATCATTAGTAAAAAACATAGTTATGGCTTTTTATTAGGTACGTGGAAAACATATTCTTTGAGGTGCAAATGAAGTTGTTTTTTAAGGGTTTCAATGGGACGGGATAAAAGTTGCGTATCTGCCTGCTGAATTATCTCTAAGAGACGTTGAGCTTCTTTTGGCGGAATGTCATTTATAGTGAGTAAACCACGATTATCAATGTCTACGTACATAACATTATCTTTTTTTGCGTCCGCCTACGGCTTTACGGTGATAATTCAACTTATACCGTTGCCGTAGTTTTTCCGCATATTCGGCAGTTGCATCTTTGGGATCAACGAGGACTTGCGTTCGGGCATCTATTCTTAATAATATCTTATTTGATTCCTGCAAGGCAGATTGCTGGCAGAGTGCTGCAACTTCTTCCGGAGCATCTTTTTCAAAAAGATTTATTTTTTCTCTTTTTGCAGGATTGCTGGATGGACTGGGAGAGTGTACAACTTTCATAATTTGCTTTTATAAACCTTTGATTAATTCCTCGATATAGTCTTTTAAATAAGGAGGTACTTCTTTGGTGTTTGCTTTCTCTTTTTCTTGAAACTGATAGTATTCACTTGCTGTTAAAATGATGTTGCGTACCTCTTCAGATTCTTGCATTATCTTTATTACTGCTGGTATGATGTTATAAGGAGAACCTACTACTATTGCTGGGGTGGCAACAAGTTCTTGCTGCTTCTTATATAAGATACAAATTGCACTCATTTCATTTGACTTGAGAATGTTAGAGATGTGAATTGTAGTAGCGAAGATCTGCTCTTTTGTTTCTTTTAAATTTTTCATGACGTTTCTTTTTTTATTAATAATAGAAATGTGGGTATTCGGGAATCGAACCCGTCTGCGGTGAAATGTTGAAAAACCGTTGTGCCTCCTTACACTATTACCCATGTGCCGGGATTCTCACCCGGCAATTTTTGTGTAACAAACCTAACCAGGGGCTGGGTACCCTACATGCCTCCTTGAGCACGGCTTTTAAAAGGTTGATAATTGAAATGATAAACTTCTATTTTTTCATTAAAATAATAATGTATAACTAAAACACCGGGCTTTTCCCGGACGCACTCCTTATGCGTATCTTGATTAAATAATGTATGGTTGATTGATAGAAGTTTCTTGTCTTCTAGCCCTATACTCCGTACGGCTTCTTCGGGAACGTCTGGTAGTATAAGGTGAGTCTGTAGAAATTGAGATTTCTCCACTAATAAAAATACATAGTAGTATGACGGATATTTGTCTTCGAACAAAAGGAGAGAGGTCCAAACTTATATTGTGGTGCGTACAAAACCACCATGCAGAGATTTCATTGATTTTGTTTAATCCTAATTTTTCTTTGACCTTCCGAAGGGTATTGTCTACGGTACGCACGCTAATTTGTAACAGTGAAGCAGTTTCTTTATATGAGCCTCCCCATGCGATACATTCCGTTACTTCATTTTCGCGTTTTGCAAGTATAACATTTAAGTTCATAGTTATATTTCTTCAATAGTCCAACAGTCTGTTATATCATATTTCTTAAAAACATCTGTGATCGCAGAGAATAGAGTCACAGAGATATCAACAATTCCGGCGTTCAGCTTTTTGGAGAAGTACGATCGTGAGGGATTATTTAAAACCTGTATCAAGTCTGACTTGAGTTTGTCTTTATCTTCTAAAGAGACTTGCAGATATCCTTTTTTAAATGAATAGCGTTTTTTCGCTATTGCAGGTGTTCTAGTTTTGTTGTACATTTGTTGCAATAATTTTGAAATCACTGTGCAAATATAGAGCATAAATTCTATATAAGCAAAATAAATTGAGAATATTTTCTATGAGTGAAGAAAGATTTATAGATAGACTGGAGGCTTTTATGAAAGCTGAGGGACTGAATGCTAATAAGGTAACTGTCGCAGCAGAACTTTCTAATGGTTTATTAGGGAAAGCGTTGAAAACGCGAGGATCTATGAACTCTGATAGTGTAGAACGTATTCTATGTGCTTACACAAACTTAAGTGCCGAATGGCTAATGACTGGCAAGGGTACTATGTATGTGAACGATCTGCCTGGAGACACATTTAATATTTCCAATTCACTGAACAATGATAGTTTGGTTTTCTTTTTGCGTGATAGGAATAAAGAACTTGAATGTGAAAACAGGAGATTACTTGTCGAAAACGCATCACTGAAAACTAGATTGGAGTTACTTGATAATTCCGAAGGTAAAACTGGATGAAGATTATTAAAGGGGGGAAATTCCCCGATAAATAGAATAAATTATATGAATTAAATAACTCCCAAAAGCCAGTAAGAGTTTTGATTCCTTTTACATTTGTAGCTCAGTTGTAAGATAAATTCCTGCATATTAGTACTTAAAATAGTACGCCAGGAACCTCAAGAAACCCCTTCGGATTGATTCCAGAGGGGTTTTTCTTTGCTCTTAACAGAAAATGTTCCCACTTTGTTCCCACCTTTTTATAACTGTATTGGGAGTGGTACTACATTGGTACTACAAAATTAGAGTAGGAGAAGTATGATTCTTCTTCTCTCACGTGTGTAATAACCCAAAAAAATCTTTGTAGTGTATCAGTTCCAAATAACGGTTATTTGGAGTTATAGAACATGAGGATTGTCAAAAATCACATTTTCCTTGCCGTAATCTTGCCGTGATTCTTTAGTTTATTCTTAGGGTAATCTTAGGGTGTTTTGCTCGTTTTCCCGCCGTTTTCTCTAGTTATAAGACGGGAATAATCACCTATTGGAATCTAAGCGAATAATGTAAATATAGATAAATGTACATGAATTGGAAAACAGTGTATATTTGAGGAACTTATAACCGTTTTCAAACCGTTTAAAAGAAGTGTGTTTCTATTTGTTGTTTATACTCGATGTAAGGTAATTGATAAATCGATCACGCCATTAATTTATCAAACTCAATCATTTCATTAATATATTCAATAAGCCTTTCATTTGCGCCACCATCTCGGGCAATGTCGGCAGCTTCTATAAAAGGGTTTTCCGGGTTCTCTCTAGCAGCCTTCCAACAGTTAGGGCGTGCAACGGATTCCAATTCAGCAAAACTCATACTTCCGTATTTTGCAATGCAATCCTTCAGTATTTCCATATCGGATATAGAAAGGTAATCTGTATTAGCTTGACGCTTTGGTAGCAAATAGTACTGGGAAATATAAACACTGTCTTTCAAACCAGACAAAACCGTTTTATCCCCTTTGATAGCCTTGTATAATTCTATCGGTGCGGGACCATGTGGGAAAGCACAAAACTTATCATCTATCATTGGGTAGCCCCATTCTAAAAGGGTTCGCTGATTGCCAAAGTATAGTATAATAAACAGGCGTTGATAATCAATTCCTCCTGTTCTGTTTATTATATATAAGACTATTTCAATTAATGCTTGTATTCGATCCTGTCTCATAAGAATACAGATATTGCATGTTTATGATATAGTAGCCAAAAAATTAGAAAGGCTTTTGAAATCGCTAAATTCTTTCATCTCGGCATTGTCGGTTTTCCTTATTCGTTTATTCTTTCTGCTTTCAGACACAATAGACAGCATATTTTTTACAATGCCTTTTGCGTTATAAATTTTGATATTGTCGCTTTCAGACAAATTGCAAAGCTCATCCGCAAAAGACCTAGAAATAAATGTTATTTGCGATAGGTCAATAATAGAAATATTACAATCCAAGATCTTTTCACGCAATACATCGGCATTAGAGCGTGAACGTATTTCTGTTCCAAACAAATCGTAAAGTTTAATCATTTCGTTCATAATACTACCTCCTACCTTATATATTTCATGTAATCAAAAGAATTATTTACTGTTAACGGTATTCTCATAAGTATTACTGTACCATCCCAACTAATGGATTCTGGAAGCCTAACATACGAACTTCCGTTAATATCATGTCGATGAAATGCGCCTCCGGATAGCATAAAAAAAGCGCCTCCAAGCCCTTCTACAATCATGCTTTTTGTGGAAGATATACCAAAGCCTCTATTTTCTGCTTCTGGAAGATTCTTTGTAGAATATCCTTCGTTGGCAAATTTAAGTGCTTCTGCTTCATTATCACCTATTTCTTCTATCATTTTCTGTGTTTTCACATAACTTCCGTATATAGTGATCCCGTCATCGGCAATACAAATGTCTAAACTATTCTCCTTGCTTAAATACTGTGTATAAATGTAACCAAATTCACTGTCTGAATGCTGGTCTATATTACAAACTAATTCACTAATTAAATATGAAATTGGAGTTTTCAGCCTTGCATCTAACTGCTTTTGTTTTTCTACTACAGATTGAATTATTGTCTGCATCGAATCAATATTCTTATTTAATCTACTGAATCTGCATATAGGAATATAGCTTTTAACCAAATACTCTTTTAATGCTTCTTTCAGTCCCTCATCATCTTCTATCGTAAGCATGTCAAAAAAGCGCACACAACTCAAATAACTTCTCATATATGAGGGTAGGTTTTTGCAATCAATGTTGGTTTTACATTTGCTTCTATATATGGCAAAAGGGAATAAAAAGAACGGATGAAAAAATGATGTATTCGAGAAATCCCAAATAATATTATCCCCCTCTCCGTATATTTCATTCTGCAATATAACAGAAAAAAGATGATTGAATACACTTCCTATCCTTTCGTCTCTGTCCGCATTTGGTATTTTAATTGCAATATTCATAATGCAAATATAGTATGTTTCTACTGTTTTCTTTATCTCATTTTACCTTATTTTATTCTATTTGCTTATATTTTCTCCGTTTTAAGGTTTAAAACATGCCGTAAAACATAAAAGCAATAGTACTATAATGTGAGATTTTCTCACGTTATCCTATATCACTTTACCCGAATAACGCTCGTTTTCGTATTTTGTTTGCGCCTAAGTGCTTTTCTTGTACCGGACGGATAAACTATCATCCGAAAAGAGAAAATCCTAAAATCGCAAACCCTGAAAGGAATACGGGTAAATAAGAAATGCCGCCTCATCTCACGACGAAACAGCATAAGCACACAAACACAAAACAAACACAAAATATAGATAAATGAATCTATTTAGGATGCGACCAACCTAAAAGAATAGTTTATAATTCCGACTACAAAGATACAAATTTCTATAAAAACGGATCCGGCTCTTCTATCAATTCCACAAGCCTCTGGAAAGTATCGCTATACCAAACAGGTAGTAATGTGTCCGGATAGTCAGTGCGTATGCTATTCACTCCGTACTTCAGTCCTTTTAAGGCTATCGCTTTGTATGCTTCCCCGTTCTTGTATAGAATCTCCATGAAGCCTTTTTCTATCAGCAACCGGTTGAATTGTGCTGCCGTGTACTTTTTTCCGTGTATCTTTAATAGGGCTGTCAAGGTGTATGCTTTGCGTACTATCTTACATTTATCTTCCTCTTTTGCAGGGGTTGGTGTAATCTTCTCAATGCTTGGCCGTTTTATGGACTGGTTGGTGTTCTCCGTAGGAACGGGTATATCAATCATTGGCAAACCCTGTTCTTCCGCTATCTTCTTCATTAGTTCCAGCGTTGCGGCTTTATCCGCTCCGCCTAACCTTTGCAAAGCACCTACCCACTCGATAAGCTCGTGTACCGTATGACTTGCTCCGGAATCTGCCGGGACACGTTGGGCGTTACGCTCCTTTTCTCTGTCTTCTCTTTCCAGTTCATCCCAACGGAGGATTAACTTTGCACGGGCTTCGTCGTTGAACTTGGTGGCGATGTACATACATTCCCGATAGTCTAGTAGATACATAGGGCGTTCCCGGTTGTTTTCGTCTTTGTAGGAGCACGACGCAAATTTGCGTTCTGCTATTTTCACCCATGCCGGTTCCATTGCCCGGATAGACCGCATAACATCACTGTGTCTCTTTCCGGTCATTTCCGTAATCTCCACGGAGGACATAGTTCTTTTGTGCGCACTCGGCTCATTTTTGAGTTCAGTGCTTGCATTAATGATTCTTGTTTTCATAATCGATTATATTTAGAAGTTCTTTTGTTCCTTTCGCATTGAGCACCGGACATACACAGCCGGCACCATGACGTTTTCAGATGATAGCTTTTGCCGTTCCGTACTACTATCCGGTCATAGAAGCGATGAAGGGGAAGAACCTTGCCGCAATGCGTGCATCTCTTCCGTTCTACTCCGTCCACTATAACCCGGTTCTTTGGCTTCCGTTTAACCAGCTGGCACGAAAGGCACTCACGTTCGCCATATCTCCGGCAATAGGCTATGGAGCGTTCGCCGCATTTGGCAAAGTGGGTGCAATCGGTACGGGGTAATGTTTGATGTATATTCATAATCGGATTCTTTTAAATGTAAGCCCGGCAACCGTATTGTTACCGGGGTGGCTTTGTTGATGGCGTCAACTTTCAATGTGCCGGAACCGATGCCCCTGACACAAACTTATTTTATCAAATGTTGGTTAAGCGTTCTAAGGTCGAATTTAGGACTTTTAGACTTCCCGGTACACTTTATTACCTTCATCCCGTCCTCCTTCAAAATAAGCTTTCTTATCTCTCTGTTCTGCCGTCTCATTGTTGACAGAGCTCTTTTTATTTCTTGTGATAATTGCGTGTCCATAGTGATATTCTTTTATTGATGTGAGTTATAAACCATTTCATTTAGTACGGTGCAACCGTCTTTGCCTAGATTTACATTATAACTAGTTCCGGATTCTATACTAGCTAAGCTATCAATAACGCAAGTCTGGCAATACATAATGTTAACCGTTACTTTATCGTTGTTCTGTAGAATTTTCAGCAGTCTTTCAATGAACTGCTCTCCTTCTTCCGTCCGCTCTTTGCTGGCGGGTTCAATCTTCATTTTCATAGTTATTTTTATATTGACGGATTCCTGTTGTTATCGTTAAACATTTCATCCCAGATGCAGAAAGCAAGAAGGATGATACAAATAATTAGTGTAGCGTTCATAATTGATTAAATATCAAAGAAGTGTTCGCCGGGCTTCTTGAAAAGCCGGTAGCCTAGATACAGGCATCCAAATACTATCAATATCTCCATCTCGTTATAGCTTAATGGTTGTAACCTGTTGATATATCGTGGAGGCTCTTATTATCTCTAATGGTGTACCGGTCACTTCTATTGCTGTGTACTCTTCGTATTCGAATACATTATACTTTATTCCTTCTATCTTTAGCATGGTAGCAATATCCTCTACTTGCTTGCTCTCGTG